AGCTTCTCAGCTCTCTGTCTCCAACCTTCATTATAAAGGATCTGACAGTTTATTGGAGTGTCGAATTTTTAATTCGTCTTCTTAATATAGATTTAGATAATTATATAGCTTTAGAGCTCTTAACAACGTTAAGACTAAAGCGGGTGGTACCCTTTGATCTGCCGTCCCCTTACGGGAACCGCGGAATCGAAGAGGTTCACATATACGTCCCAAAGCTTAATAATGAAGCCAAAGGGTCATACTCTATAAACTAGTAACAACTTGTTTTAAAGAGAGAATTTAAAATTCTTTCGTTTAAAAGTGTTGAGCTATGCATTTATAGGTAGGCCTCCAGCAATTATTTTAATGGAACCACGCGTCGTCTCACTATGGACTTGGATGAAAATCTACATACATATCGAAATTTGTATATAAAAGTTCCCAGGTCAGGATAGCCAATGAAAATATTAAAATTATTTATTAATACCTCCAAGGGTTAGATTCCTAAGGGAGAAGATACTGCGGTATATAATTAACAAATATGAAAAAAACAACAAAATCATTTTTCTCAAATCTGAAATTATATAAAGATATATATGAAGCCTCTGCGATGATCTCACTTTCAAATGAAAATCATTTGAAGTTAGTACTTAAAGAGATTGGTATGCGTTTTGTATACCTTTCTTTTTTAAGGACTAAAGACACCAACCGAATTAGATCTTTACATAACTTTGCGATGTACCTTATTAAACTAAGGTCGCATCACGGGGATATGTATGTTATTAAATTCTTAAAGGCTACACAATTGGCCATTCAGAAGAAGATAGCAGGTTCACCTTTCTCTAGTTTAAGAGAGATTGAACCTGACCTTCCTTTACCCAGACTTACTAAGTCAGGACTTCCCCTAATTATTAAATTAGGTGATCGTTCTGCCATAGTAAGGGGGTCTCTAACCGTAATTAGGTTTTGATTAAGTCTTTCAAGTCTCTATCGAGTCTTGCAAGGCCCTATCAAAACAAAACTAAATACGATTACAGATCCTTTTTCTGGTGATCTGGATGTGTTGACTGATTTTAAGAAATTCTTATGGCTTAACGCCAGAAGACTTCTTACAAGTTTTTCTCCACATTTTGATCTTGCTAAGTTAGAAGCTCGTAGAATATTACCTATTCAAAAAGCTTCTCCTAGTAGTAAAGTCAGCTGAAAAGGATTATTTCACGATATAGTGAATCTAGATGTTTATCTAGGTTCTTATATCAGGGAATATCTCCTTTTAACTAATTCGAAACGTCTAATGTTACTGTATGATTCAGTAGTATCCAGCGACCCCGGCTGTCCATCAGATTTAAAACCTGGTAGACACCTTGGTCAACTCTCTTTTAAAGAGGAAGCAGCTGGAAAACTGCGGGTGTTTGCAATGGTGGATGTGTTTACACAGTCACTATTGAAGCCACTGCATGATTACCTATTTGAAATTTTTAAAAATCTTCCAAATGATGGTACTCATGATCAATCAAGAGCATTTGAGATAGCTCAAGGATTAG